GCCTATTGATATCTACAATTTGCTTCTCGATCGAACGCAATCTATCTGATAGCCTATCAAGCTCTCTTAAACCGCCAACCAGTAAATTAATTTGAGCATCGTAACTTGCCACCTTAATCGACCTATAGTTCCCACCAGTCTAGCTAGGCAAGAAAAAGCCGCCCGTAGGCGGCTAGCGGCGACGAGATCGCTGTTTAATTTTCTCCATCTCCTTTTCTTGCTGGCGATTACGAATGCTATAAAAGCATTGCCAAAGAACCATTTCTTCGTCGGTGACTTTTTCTTTAAGTTCAGAAAGAGTCATCTTCAGTTCATTCGCCAACGAGAGCTGGAAAAACAATCTGCCGTCAGACTCAAGCTCTTTTTCAATCGCTTTTGGAGTCGATATCAGCATCCTCCGCGCCACGCGGTTTTAGAACACAAAGAATCAGTTTCTGCAGATCTTCGTCTTCAATTTCTCTTTTTAAAACAGGAATATCACCAGACTTGAAAAGGCGTTCACCGTTCTCATCTAGAGCTTTGGTAATAAGAAGCTGCATGGCAAAGCCATTGGCACTGTCGCCGCCATCTTTTTGGGCTTTTTCGCGCTCCGCAGCATTCAAAGGCTTAACGTAAAAAACAAATTCAGTGCCATCGCTAAGAGTCACCTCTTGCTTGATGGGTTCAAAATTAGCGGCTTTGCGCAGCAAATCAATTGCTCTCATTGGAGAGGCTGGGTTCGGAGCAGCGGCCATAAAAAAAATGTGGTCAGATCAAAGTGTAGATCAAAACAGCCGCTATTGCAATCAGCGAGAAATCTCCTCAAAATCCATCGAAGCAACTACTTGATCATCAGCCCCATCGGATGCAATGACAAGAGTCAATTCATAAGGATCAGAAGTAAAGGAATTTCTTTCTAATTGAAACTTAAACAATGCTTCTTTTAAAATATCTACACTTGTTGCAGATTGATTGGAAGCATTAAAGAAGCCACTAGCTAAAATCCTTCCACCACTATAAGAAGTACCACTAATATTATATTCTACTGCACTATTTGCGCCAGCGTCAACCCAAGTACCACCGGCGGTGGTTCCACTTGCACGCACTTGCCAATTGTAATTTCCATTAGAAATCGCCATTGCTGATACTGCTGTCAAAATAACAATTGCATCAAGACGATTTGGGCTTGCTTTTAGTTTAATTGAAATCACAGGATAAAATGTTCCTGCTGTGCCAAGTGTGCGTGAAGCGCCCAGAGGAATAGAGACAGCCTGCTGAAGCCCTCTAAGCTCATATCCACCCTCAGAGATAACAGTAGAGCAAATTTGCTTTAAAGTGCTAGCACTAGCAGTAGCAGCAGTATTTTCTATTTCATAGCGCAATGGAAGCGAGGCTGTCGTAATATAAGTAGTATCAATAATATTTGCGTGAGAAAAAGAATGACAATGGATGAAAATATTATTAATTGCAAAGCCAGCGCGAACAGCTCCAACACCAAGCCATTCAATGTCCATCCACATAATTTGCGCTTTTGTCGGATCAAGCGTCAATCCAGTTGGACCCGAGCCGTCAAGCTTATCAATATTCCAATTTGCTTGTGAAACTCGTGTATTAACAACTGAACCACTCACGTAACTACGCTTACAAAAATAAAGCGTTGAGTCGTCCAGCTCAAGATAAATGCCATTAAAAGCTCCAAAGTAACCAACTCGCTGGCGAAGTCCGGTTTTAGCGGGATTCAGAACAAAAGTATTAAGAGCTAATAGAGATTTACCAGGTTGATAGCTAAAAACTTTAGTCGTCTCTCTATATACTTTTGAGCCAGATGACGCAGTAACACCAAGATCGACCAATCCTTGATTTGCGTTAAAAACTGCTGCACCCCCAGTTGCTGTACTGGTGCTCCAAAGTCCATTATCGGCAAACCGATGACTTGAATCAAAAAGCGTTAATGGATTTGATACTCTAAGACGCCCAAATGCATCAACTGAAGAATCAGAAAAATCAGCATCGACCTCAAGTCGCCCATCAACCGTTGCCCCGATTTCTTTGGCGGCGCCAGTAGGAAGAGTTCCGTGAACAACTGCGTCAGGCATGATCGTAAGCAAGAAAAAGAAAAGCCCCGCCGAAGCGGGGCAGTGAACACTTGGTCGAATCAGGTAGTAGCAAAGTCAAAACTTACGGCTTCCGAAGGACGGAAGTTGATGGCAACAGACTGCGCATCATCCGGGTTGACGTTCAAGGAGGCAGAGGTCAGTGTGACAGGCATCTCGATCGAGCGAGATTTGGTGTCATCTACAGTACCGCCCGACTCAATGCGCTCCAGATAAAGCTTCATAGAAGCCCCAACCTGCCTACGAAGCAACACGTCCTGAACGAGACGATTAGCAAGGGCATTGTCCTCGTCGGTCATGTAAACATTGGCAGTGCCACTGGCATCGCCAAAACCAGAAATATAGGTACGGAACGGCACATACTGACCAAGGGTTTGGCCAATAGTGGTAACATCAATTTCAGCCCGAGAAATTTCAAGGCTCCAATCGCGAACTTCCGCTACAACGGCAAAGCTGGCGTAGAAAACCTCAAACTTATTGGGCGCGGCAACAGTGCCGTCATCAGCAATGTCAACAACTGGGGTCAAAGTAGCGCTGGTCGATACAGTCATCAAACCAGTAGAGCTGCTGTACGAAACAACGTAATAAGTAGTGGCAGTGCTCAGCGGCGAAGGCAGCGTACCAGTGCCAACAGCGCCAGTCAGCGTATTGCGAAAGTTGAATTTAACTGTATCGCCAGCCTTGAAATTAAAGTTGGCGCCAACGTTGATCGTATCGCTGCCAATGGTGACAGCAGATTCACCAAACGTTGCTTGAGTGCCCGCAGGCTTGTAGTAAAAGGCGCCAGAAACGCCGGACAGAACGGTTGCCATGACAATTCAGGGGTAGTGGCTTTAGTGGGCACTGCCCAGCTACACACAGGTTAGCGATTTACTTCACACTGGCCTGCCAACCTGCATCAATACGACCAATAAAATGCGAAGAATTATCAGGCGACAAAAAAGAAGGACCTGTAATTTGCCCAATCCTAACATAAGTTGCAGTTGAGGTTTTATTTGTTGCATTCAAATTATCAATAACTTGTTTTGCCAGTTGAATCATTTCTTGACAACGAGCCGGGCCAGCGCTTTTTGGCGCAAAACAACGAATAATTAACGCACCTCTTGCGTAATCAAGAGAACCTTCAATTGTTGCTTCAGTAGTCAGCCCAAACGTAACATTAACGCGAACATATTCTTTTGGTGGATCAGGCGGAACAGCAGTGATATTATCAAAGTAAACTGGAATTGATGGCGATTGTGTATTGTAAGCGGTCAGCAAGGGCGCTTCAATTTTGGCCCGGATTGATTGATAATTCATTAAAATGCCCTCTCAGTTCCAAAAGTAAATCCGTTAGCAAGATCCTGCTGCAATCCGCCGCCTTTTAGATAGGTTTGATACCAGTAAGGAGGTGCGGTAATAAAAGCATTTGGATCTTCGCCAACTGGAATAGTCTGACCTATTTGAAATCTTAAATGTGGATCTTCTGGACGCCCGTAGCCCTCCTGTATTGGCGTTTTTATGGGATAAGGAAAATTATCCGGCGGTCTGAACATTGCATCTTCTTGATCAGTGGCAATTCCGGCGTGCGGAGAAGTATTTACAATGTTGAATTTGTTAATGCCATTTTCGATATAGCCAAGAACTTCCCTAAGCGGTAGATCATTTTTGGTATATCTGTAAATTTTTCCCGTTGTTCCTGGTGTTTGAGGCGTGCGACCTGCTGGTGCAAAACCCCAAGACGCAGAAAACTCACCAGTCCAAGCGGGGCCTTTTTCAGCAAGAGAATTCATCGTTCTAATTGCAAACGATTGTATTCCTCTAGCAAGTTCTTTATCTAAGTCTTTTCTGAACTGAGCCTCAAGACTTTTTGCAGCCGCTGCCCTAGCAGCAGCAATCTGCCTAGGTGTTGCACGTCTAGCCCTCCTCGCCATATCAACTTAACCTCGCAACAACTGAGTGCATTATAGGATTATCACCTCTGTAGGAATACATGCCAATAATTTTCGCAGTACGATTTACCCCATTTTGAAGGTAACGAATTGAATCTGTAGTTTGCGGATAATATCCAGAAAGAGCATCGGCGGCAAAAATAATCTTTACATCGGTCTGCTGATAAAGCCCTTGCATTTCTTCTGGCTTTAATTCAGAGATAACAATCTTAAGAGGAATCTCAATCAATGGATTGGAGACGGTTCCCGTCTCTGGCACATACACACTTTGACCTGCAACTTTGATATATGTCGCATTGATTCCAAACTGACTGATCAGCGGCGCTGGAATCGAAGAAAAAATGTCATCAACGAGTGACATAATTCATCACAGTGGATTGCTATACCAGCCGCCACGAGCAGGAAAAACCTGACCGCCGGCGAAGCGAATGCGATTCGGCCTGAAAGCAGCGTTTCCGTAATAAGGATCAACGCGAGCAGTGCTTGTGCGACTTACATACGGCTGATTAAAACTAGGATCAATCATATAGCGATACAGAATATCCATTGCGAATGGCGGAATATAATCGACACCTGTTTGCGGAATGTCACCCTGCTTGAATTTAACACGTAGCGCCCCATCGCCCAACTCAACTTCTTCGTATTGATTCGTGCTGCGCAATGTTGCGCCACCATCATTTGCAGCAACAGCCGTATAGCCGCCTCCACTACCAAGAAATGCTGCCATATATGCAACAGCAATTTCAAAATCAATCGG